TGTCGCACCGCTTGGACCATTAACGAAGTAGAATCGATATGGAATCGTTGTAGCGTCTCCGTCATCAGTCTTGATGGAGAATCGAACCGTGCCGAACGTGACTCCATACGCAGCCGAGCCACCGGATATTCCAATCGCTTCATAGTTGCTAACCGTCAATTGTTCGGAAACAGACACAAGATCGTCGATAACCACTATCTTGAGGCTATTGCCATATGATCCTGGATACTTCGCTACAAAAGCGTGTGTGTTATCCACTGTGCGCGGATCGTTTTGTCCAACAAGCGCATCAAAAGCCTTCTGATTTGGAATGTGAATCGTTGCTGCGGTAAAACCACTATGTGCATTGTAGTCTTGCTGCTGCAACGCACGTACGACACTTAGGTTGTCTCCATAACGAAGAAAATTCAGAGCGTGACGATAGTCGTTTTGCGAATTCACATTGTCGTTTGCTCCAGGAACTCCAAATACTTCTTCGAATCTTCTGGCTGTATCGACAGTCACTGGATTTCCGCCCGGACCCCAAGGATATTCTCCTGCGATTCCTGTGATGGTGGAGGAAGGTTCTCTCGCAATTAGACTGAAATCGATTTCTGTGAAGTTGACGCCTGGACTTAGTTGAGTTGGTCGTGCCATTCTCTGTTATCCTCCGATCGTGGTAAACACGGCATCGGTTCTTGTTGCAATGAAATTCAATTGAATGTAGTTGATGGATCTTGCCGGTTTTATGTAGATATCAGCCACAAATTGATTGTTGTCGATTACTTGTCCGGTGTTGTTCGTTTCGTCGCACACAACCTTGAAATCCGTAATTCCTCTTCGTCCTTGTACGTCTCGAAGAAAAGGATTTACAAGATTCCTGAACAGAGATCTAGTATATTCGTCGTTGATTTCAAACAACTGGAATTGAGCTGCTTTTGCGATGGCTTTTTCCAAAACTATGAACAGACGACGAACATTGATTCTGTCGAAAGCGGAAGGTTTAGCCAAAAGAGTTTTGTCGCCCATTAGAACCGGACCTTCTCCCGGAAATATGGAAACTGGGTTGATTCCTTCCGGATAGAGCATATCTCTGTGTGCCTTGTTCGGATTGAACGATAGTTTTACAACGGATCGTATGATTCCTCTATTGAATCCGGCTGGAGAGAACCACGGATCAAATATAGAATCCGATCGTGCACAAAGTCCCGCGATATCCGGATTCAACGGAACCCAAAGAAATCTGTCGTTGTAACTGTCGTAAATGTACTTCCAGCCCGAATCTAGAACGCAATATGAACTGTTGATGTTCAAAGCCGTCTTTCGATAGTTGATTACGTTATTCGCGGCAACAGATTCACTTAGGTTCAGAGTCAATGAAAGAGGAGGCGAGAAGAATGCTACGCAATCTTTTCTTGTTTCAGCCACGTCGGCTATCAACTTGGACAATGTGGAATTCGCGCGACCACCTATGAGCAAAGATATGTCCACGGTTTCTCTGTCTGCGAACAGTGCGTATCCTTGGTTGAAAGCATAGTCGTAGTTTCCGGTTGAACCCGATGCTCCAGAAAGATTGAAAATAGCCATTCCGGTTCTTGCTCCGACGCCGACTTTTGTTATGTCGGAGAAGTTCGAAGTCTTGTCGGAAGGAGAAGAACCGGCATTTCCGGTTGCACCGAACATTGTTGTATCGACGAATATGTATTTCGAATTTTGATTGATGACATCGAAATAGTAGTTCGAAGCGCCGTCTTTTGTCTTGGCGTCATAAGCCTTTGACACGTTTTCCCATTTTTCCAGAACCGCGTTGGCTACACCAGAGAACTTTCCGAGTTTGTCGATGACCAGAATATTGAGTTCATCGTTGCTTCCGTTTGACTGGCTTGCGCTGTCCGAAGTAGAAGGATCATATGAGAAGAAATACGCCCATTGGCTTTTTATGATCGCTGGAGAGTTGTTTGGAATAGATTTGTAGACACTAGGAGTTACCGAAACATTTGTTGCTGAATTGAATGCGGTGATGGTGAATTGCTGATAGCCTCCGGAAACTCCGAATATGATCTTGTCTCCGACTTCTCCGGTTATGGCTGTAAAAGTAATTCCGGAAACGCCAACCGGAATCACAGTTCCTGCTGTTATGGAATCCGTTCCGACATTATCGAAAACCACTACCTTGAGGCTGTTTCCGAGTTCTCCGGGACATCTTGCGTATATTCTCGATCCGGAGCCATTCCAGAGAGCCGAATTTGAATTAAATTCGGCTTGATTCTTGATCTGTATGCCAGTAGATCCGGAAGAATTTGCATTTGTTTCGTCTGGAGCGACTGTTCTGATTACTCTTAGTTGATTGCCGTAGCCTAGAAACTGCGAAGCGCAGAAGAAATCAATTGCTCGATCTGTATCTTTTAAAGAGGGTGTTCCAAAAATTTCTGTTAATTCCTTTTCGGAAGCGATCGATGTTATCGTAGCCGCTGGACCCCAACGAAAGTCGCCGACAAAGCCTGCAACGGTGGAAGAAACCGCAGGAACGATTGCAGTTAAGTCGATTTCCGAAATGTTGACGCCAGGGCTCAATTGATTAGTAAATTGCGCCATTTCAATCTCCTATTCTTGATCTTATCTAGCAATTTGAAGAATTTGAAAAACTTATCTTATTCGGAAACTACTTGCCAAACCGTTCCTGAAGAATCTCTAAAGATATTGTCTTCTTCTAAAATTCCGTTGTCAATAAAACCAAAAGGAGTCATGTTTTCTTCAATTTGTTCCATTTTCTTTTCGTACATAGCTTTGGTGATATCTACGTTAGTTATTTCTTTAAAATATGGTTGACTCATGAGCCAGCCGAACAGAACGAGAGTCATGACTAGATCGTCGTTGTATCCAGATTCGGCTTCAAATGAAGACTTTTTTGCCACAAATGTAAAAAGTTCCTTAACAGTATCAAAATCCTCTATTATGAGCTTGTTTTCCTCGATCATGGATTTGAGTATGGAGCAGCCAAGACGCTTGACGACTTCGCTCGTTCGAACGCCGTATTGAACTTGGGTTGCTCCGAATCCTCCGTCTACTTGCTGACCGCGTCTTCCTCTATGGGAAACCATAACAATGTTGTCGTATTCCATCTCTGAGTGCATAATGTTGGCGATTTCGTTTCCTTCATTGTTGATTTCAATCAGCATATAAGCCTTGTTGAATTGATTTCCGGCATTGAAAAGAACAGTAGGATACAAAAGATGTGACATTTGATTGTTTCGAAACGATGCAACCAATTTGTAAGGAACGGTGGTTATGTCGATTATGCTGAAAGCGTGATAATCATAACCTTGTCCCGAAGAAGTATCGACGCACATTGCATATATGTTTTTTGGCTTTGGCATTTCATATATCTTGTAACCAATTTCGTTCTTGAATATCGGTTCTTGAAATGTCATTGTTTTTAGTTTGGCTGGAGATATGAGTGTATGAACGCTTCCCAAAAACTCACAATTTTGCTCGCGATCGAATTGTTCTTGCGAAGTGTTGGCAATTTCCTTCTGTGCCCATTCAGCGTCTCTGCCGGGAATCTGCGACCAGTGAACTTCAATCGGTACGAAAGAATTTCGTTTATTGATCGAATTTGACCACATCTTATAGAACATATTCATTCCGTTTGGAGTCGAAATGATGAACATCTTCGTTGTGGTACCGGAAGAAATAGTAGGATAGACCGACGAAAAGAACTCGTCTGCAATGTGTTCCGGAACGAAGGCGAACTCGTCAAGCACGATGATATTGAACGAACCGCCACGAACAGCCGACGCGGAAGTGGAAGATGCTATAATCTTGGAACCGTTTTCCAAAACGATACTTCCCTTGTTCCATTCCACGATTCCTTGCTGCAACCATTTCGGAAGCCATTCGTATGCGAGTTTTAGCCTCGACAGAAGATCTGTCGCAGTCTTTTGCTTGTTTGCTAGAATGGCTACGTTCACGTTCTGATTGAACAGAATATAATGCATCAGATATGATATCACCGTGATCGATTTTCCACACTGACGTGGCAATTTTGCGATGACGAATCTATTCTCGGACATCTTTTTTATCATGTCCTGTTGATAATCTCGAAGATCAAATGAAACAAGACCTTTATCGAGATTGACGATTTTGACGTATTTTTTAATAAAATATATCGGATCTTTGGAACAACGAATGTATTCTTTGACCTGATCTGGAGTGAATTCTATCTTAACACCAGCTGCCTTGAGATTGGAGTTGTTCAGATATGATTTGTCCTTGCTTCGGACGATCGTATTATTCTGTGATTTCTTCTTCGTTCTCGGCATTGTGTACTTCCGCAGTCAATACTTTGATATTGTTTCTTTTAGGATTGATGAGATCCTGCAATTCCTTTGTTGAACCAATGTATATGGCGTTGTTGGTTTCGTTTTTGATATTAATGGAAGAACCGACTTCTCGAATTGTGCGTGTGCGGTGATGCAATTCGATCAGATCTTTTCCCAACTGACTAGCCGTTCGCATCATGTCAGCTAACACTTCATATGATCTTGGAGCTTCTGTGTTTTCTGCCAAAGAAACAAGATTTGAAAGAACTGTTTGACATTCGTTTATCATGTTGCGAAGGTTCTTTCGAACTTTTTTGTAGTCACTTTCGAGATCTTTTTCCATACTATCTTCAAAAGTTTGTGCGATTTCTTCGTGTGTGACCATTTCGGTTGATTGTGGTTCCTTTGTCGATTCTTGTGGTACAACGACGATGTCATCAATCGGAGCGTCGATTATATCGGACAATTTTTCGTTCATTTTTTCGTCAATCATATATCAACTCACAAGTTCGACTTCGAAATTGGCATTTCTGTATTTTTCTTCGTTTGTAGCAACGAACCAAAGACCCATTCCTCTCGTCCAATTCGGATTCGCATATTCGAAAGAAGAATCAGGATAGACAATTTTTACTTTATATTTAGGCGCAAGACCGAAATCGTCGTAGTATCCGTATCCCCATCTGAACCAATATGGATACGGAAGCGAGACTCGATATCCGATATACTCCGTCTTAGTTGGACCGAAAAGAAATTGAGTTGTAGCACATCTAGGCGTTGCGATTGAATCAAATGGAATGTGTGAATTGTCCGAAATTTTCCAATGGAATTTTCCTACGACTTTCTCTACTTCCTCGAACATTAGCTTTGCTTCTTCTGGAACAATAAAACTTCCTCCATCGAATAGGCAAATTGGATTGCCTTCTGCGTGAAGAATCATATGATACATGAGTTCTTCCCATGCATATCGATTGTTGTTGACTCCGTTGTTGTTTCCGTCTATTGCAAATGGAGAAGTTACCCAAGGTATCATGCCAGAATATG